AAGGACGAGATGAAGCGACGCGGCCAGCGCAGCCCCGACGTGGCCGACGCGTTTGTGCTGACCTTCTCGGGGCAGGGTGCGGTTGCTGGCGGCTACTCAAGGGGTTATAATCACAATCGCACACTGAAACCGAAGACGAACTGGGTGGTTTGATGAACGGCTTACTGTCCCCCGACGACATGATGATGGCAGGCGCTCAGGGTACGCCGAGCTTCGATGAAGAGGCTTACCTAAATTCTCTGTACGGTATGGGCGACTACGCCGCACCGCACTTTCTGTTGCCCATAGCTAATGTTGGGGGCGAGATTGTGCCGAGTTTCCCCGGCTTCGTTCAGCCAATAGCTAAAACGATTGCGCGCTCTCAGGGCGAGTTGCCGTTGACCATAGACCCCGAGACCGGCCTGCCAACCGAAGACGTGCTTATGGACGCGTTTGACCTCGCTGGCGCTGTGACCGGTGGCGGGTTGCTTATGGAACGTCCCGCCGGTTCAATCGGTATGGGTGGGCGTGTTAAGGGGCCATCAAAGAAAGAGCTAGACCCTATGGGGTACAGCAGTATTAAGCTAGATGAACCGCTTGCTGAAATGCAGTATGATTTTGAGCCTATGAGCCTGCTTATGCCGGAGCGAAAGGTTGTTAAGCCCGAAAATTTACTTGGCAAGGTCGCTTTGTTTGGAGCTGGTGACAGAAGCGGTGTAGGTACTCTTAAAAGTTTATCTGGTCAGGTTTTTGACGAGCCGGTGTCTGCTTTGGGTGGCAGGGATTATCAGCTTGCAACGCCATATGCTTGGGCATCAGATGAAGGCGTCATATCAGGGCTTCTGGCTCGCGCTAAAAAGGCTCAAGAAGAAACCGGAATAGAGGACGTTGTTTTGGCTCATTCTACAATGAACCCAACGGCCGTTGACTTCACCGACTTTAATTCAGCCGCAGTAGCTGAAATGTTGAAAACAGCAAAAATAACTAAAAAAGACGCGAAACAATTTGACGATGAAATAAAAAAATCTTTTCCAGATTTCCCCGGCGTAAAATCGCCTAAGTTTAGAGAGTGGATGAAGTCACAAAAATCTGGGAAAACTAGAGCGACTATAATTAAGGAAATGGACAAAGATTTGTGGCGGTCAAAAGGCTTCCCATTGGTCGGCAAGGCCAGATACGCTTTGACAGAAGAGGCTCAAAAAAATGTGCCAACATTTCAAACTGGAATGTCCTTTATTCCAATAGATGTCGCTGGCGGCAGTATTAAAAACCCCGCAATGTCACACTCAACATACGACACCGCTATGCGCCGCGCGGGCGACCCTGTTCAATTTTCTGAAACAATACCTAATGAAATCTTTTATAGAGATTTCTTTAAGACCCTTGAGGGGGCGACGACAAAGTCAGGCGCACCCCAGCCCGCGAGCATGAAACAATATACCACAAGGCTAAACAATCCTTATCAGGTTGTTGATCAAGAGCTTGTCGATACTATGTCTGGCTTGTTAGGGTACTAAAATGAACTCTGGTGGATTTGTCTCTTGGTCAATGCCAATAGCCTCGCACAAAAGAGCGTCCAAGCCTATTAGCTTTTGCTTGTGGTCTGTGGTTGGGTCAGAGGTTTCCAGATGCGCCGCTACTGTTAAAATTATTCTTTCTCGTTTATCTTGTTTGTCCATAATATGACCCCTTGTTTAAAAAACAGAGTTTACACTATATCGGAATAATATCAAAGGCAAAAGAATGGCACCCCGCAAGAAGAAAAACGTGAGCCTGTCAGTCGGTCGCGGCGAGAAGCAGTCGGTTAAGGCTGGCGGTGGACTTACGGCCAAGGGTCGTGCAAAATACAACCGAGCCACCGGCTCGAAGTTAAAGGCGCCCGTGACCGGCAAAGTAAAGCCGGGCAGTAAGGACGCAAAGCGGCGCAAGAGTTTCTGCGCCAGATCGAGGAGCTGGACTAGCCCGCGCGGCAAGGCGGCTCGACGCAGATGGAAGTGTTAGGAGAAAAACATGCCCGGACATTACGGTAAGAAAAAAGGCAAAGGCAAAGGTAAAGGCATCAACATGCAGACCGGTAAATACTGCAAGTAATGGCCTCACCGAAACCCAAAAATCCCTCGCTTTGGTCTCGCGTAAAGTCCGAGGCGAGGAAAAAATTTGACGTGTACCCGTCCGCCTATGCTAATGCTTGGGCGTCGAAAGAGTACAAGCGTCGCGGCGGGACTTGGTCAGGCCCCGACAACCGTGTTAAGAGGACGAAGAAACGTGGCAGCAAAGCGAAAGCCTAAGGCTGGCCTCGGCAAGTGGTTTGGCGAGAAGTGGGTCGACGTTAAGACCGGCAAGCCCTGCGGGCGCAAGGCCGGTGAGAAGCGCGGCTACCCTGCTTGTCGTCCAAAGAAGGTCGCCAAGCGCGTGACCAAAAAAGAGGCGCAGAAGAAGACCGGCCCGGCAAGGGTAAAGTGGTCGGTTACGGCGTCTGGAAAGAAGAGGAAGAAATGATTGTATGTGATAATTGCCCGTACCGTGGGCGTTGTGAGAATATGGCGCGTTGCATCCAAGGTAAAAATCCGGCGGTCGAGGTCGTGGCTACGCCTCGCCCACCAAAAACTGTGGCGACGACATTCGGACACACCGAGACAGCCGCAAAAATAGGTGCGACGATTAAGCCTGCCAAGGGCGCGAAAAAGAAGACGCGCAAGGTGACAATGCAATGATGGTGCGGCGCCCTATAGTTGGCCGCATACGCCGCGTTCAGCCCCCGCTGGAAGAAAAGCCGGAACTGTGTAATAATAGCGTAGCGGATAAAGCTAAACCCGCGCCAAGACGCGTGGCTAAAGGTGCGAAGAAAAATGGCTAAAATGGACGACTACCAGCTCGGCTCGATTGTGTCAGGTGAAATCACCGACGCACTAAATCACTTCGACAGCGAATACACCGAGGAGCGGCTGCGCGCCCTCGACTTTTACTTGGGTGAGCCGCTGGGCAACGAGGTTGAGGGTCGGTCGTCTGTAGTCGCCACCGAGGTCGCCGACACGGTTGAGGCTATTATGCCTAACCTGATGCGGGTGTTTACGTCCAACGACAAATACGTCCGCTTCGCGCCGCGTAACGCTGAGGATGCCGAGGCAGCCGACCAAGCGTCAAATTATGTAAATTATATAATCAACCAGCGCAACGACGGCTATAAATTACTGCACACGTTTTTCAAAGACGCGCTTTTATTTCGTATGGGCGTCATCAAATTTTTCTACGAAGAAAAAGAGCAGGTAGACGAAGAAGAATACAACGGCTTGTCCGAGGACGAGCTGGTCATGCTGATGAACGACCCCGACGTCGAAATCGTCGAGCAGGACGAAACCGTAATGGAGAGCATGTACAGCGAGGAAACTGGCGAGACTGTGCCGCTTCGCTCTGAGTACGACCTGACCGTCCGCGTCACACGCAAAGAGGGCGAGATCAAGGTCATCAACGTGCCGCCCGAGGAATTTCTGGTGTCACGCCACGCGACCGGCAATCTGGAAGACGCGCACTTTATGGCGCACCGCACGTCGCTGACTGTGTCCGAGCTTGTGGCTATGGGTTACGACCGCGACATCGTCGAGAAGCACGCCGGAGAGAATGAGCTGGACGTCGACCGCGAGGTAAGCAATCGCTTTCAAGATTTAGAGGCTGCCACCGGCGTTGACCCGGCCGACCCAACTTTGCGCTCGGTCATTTACCACGAGTGCATTATGAACGTAGACTTCGACGGCGACGGCATTGCCGAGCGTCGGCGCATCTGCGCTATCGGCTCAGACGGCGCCGAGATACTGCACAACGAGCCGTGGGATCACATCCCGTTTGCGGTTGCGTCGCCCATCCTGATGCCGCACCGGCTGGTCGGCCGCTCGATCTACGACATGACCGAGGACTTGCAGGTCATTAAGACCACGCTGATGCGCCAGTATCTGGACAGCGTCTACAGCTCGACACTGCCGCGCATAGCGGCCGTCGAAGGTGCCGTAAATCTCGACGACCTGCTAGATGCACAGGCTGGAGGTGTAATCCGGGTTCGCCAACCGGGCATGATACAGCCACTGGCTGGCGCGTCTGTGGGTAGCGAAATACGCCCGCTGATGGATTATTTGGACACGGTAAAAGAACAGAGGACCGGCATGAGCCGTGCCTCGCAGGGTCTCGATGCTAACAGCTTGCAGTCGTCTACAGCGTCAGCCGTCAGCGCGACGGTACGCGGCGCGCAGGTCAAGCTGGAAAGCTACGCGCGCACAATGGCTGAGACGGGCGTGAAGGATCTGTTC